TTTATTGAAGCTTGAGGAGACTTCAACTTTTCTGATATTGATCGTACTGGAGATTTACTGAGTAACATTTTCTATAAAATCTTAAGCTATACCACCCAATGCTATCCCATATAACATAGCACTTAATGTTAATCTATCATTTGGTTTGGTTGCAATAAACTCACTATTTCCAGAGTTAACTCCCGAACCAGCGTCTTGTGGAATCACGTCACCTTTACCCTTACCCTGACCGAAATCTATATCATATTGTGGCATCTCTCCGTAATTAGAACCTGAAAAAATAGATCCACCACCAGATTCATTCTTAACTGAATTATCCAAAGATTTACCATTGACTAATGGTTTTGCCTTGAACATTTCTGATATCTTATCTTTATTGGGAACTAAATCGTTTGGTGCACCTTCAAATTGAGAACTAGGAATATTACTCTTACCCTCGTTGAATTTTTTTATTAAATCTTTATCACCGCTTCTTAAAGTTTGAATATAATTTGCAAGATCCAGAGCAAATCCTCTTTCATCTTCATTTGGATTACGATCTAAAATACCCTCTACTCTGGATGTTAATCTTTCTAAGTTATTATCATTGAGTTCAACCTCTTTCTTAATTAAATCTAATTTTGCTTTGTCTGATCTTCTCATATATCCTGCAGCACTACCCTCAAATCCTGCATCAGTTGTCAGTGCTGTACCCAATATGGTGCTTCCTGGCCTAAACTTATTATCTTCTGTAAGTATTCCTTGAAACTCAGCTCTTTGATTTTTATCATTTAAACCAGTCAAAGCTTGTTTCATTAACTGTGCTCTATTCTTTTGTGCTTGTGTTTGATCTTTTCTATCCATTAATGCATCTAAATCTTTTATTACTTCTTCCTTTGCCCTTTCATATAATTGATCTGGAGTTTCACCTTCTTCTAGAGTAAGAGACTTCATTTTATTATCAACTCTTGAAAATGCCTCACTCTCGATTGCTTTCACTTCTGGAGAACGAAACATATCTTTAAGTTGTGCATCAATAATTGGTTTGACGATTCCTTCTAATCTCTTTCTGTTTGTATTTAAAAATTTAAAGACAGCTTCCCTATTAGCAACTAATAATGCACCCAGTCCACCCACTGCAAGAATACCAAGAGTGATTAAAGCCGCCTTTCCAAAAAATGCTGCTATTGCACCACCGATTAATCCACCGATACCACCAAATAATCCTCCACGACCAGATTTTTTTCCTGCCTTCACCAAATCATTTAACGATGTTCTCAATAATTTGGCAATCTCTAGTGTGGCAACTAAAGATTTTTTAATTCTCTCTAAACTTTTCTTTAATATCTTTGCAGTCTTCTTACTTCCAAAGAACTCAATAAAGTTCATTGCAAATTTTTCATTCTTTTTAACCGTCTGATTTGTTTTTGATATATTACTTGTAAGTTCTTTTGTTCTTGATACACTATTTTTCGCAGCAGTAAATAACCCCCTACTTAAAGGATTTAAAACTCTAGTCGGTGAGATATTCGGTGTAATCATTTACATATTTGCTTGTTGTACTTTTAAATTTTCTTCCTCAATATATTGATTTAATAGTCCCAAGTAGATGTCTCTTTCCCAAGGCATCATATTTTCAATTTCAGTTAAAGAATATTTATGGTGTTGCATCAAGGCAAAGTTAAGTTTAAAGTATGACTCAAGATCAATATGAGCCATAACTACTCGAAAAAACTCGATAAGCCCTCCAACGCCACTTCACTTTCAACATTTGTTTTTGGATTAGTCACCTTGATTGTATGAGATAACTTTGGCATTGTTTGGAAAAAATTCTCAACCTCTTTAAATTGTTTTGAATTTAGACTTTCCAACCATTCACGTAACTCTTTTTTTGTGCAATCAGATGCAGCCCAAGATTCATCCTCATTAAAAACAACATCAATACAAGATGCAATTAAACTGAAAGACTGATCAATTGAATCATTCTCACCTTTAAAATTAAAATTGTTTTTAATAAACTGATCCAAAGATGGATACTTCATTCTCAAAGTTAAATTACCATCTAATTTAATGTCACGATTATGTTTTTCATCTATGTTCACCTGTATTTCATCAATATAAATTTTAGTATCAACGGTTGTTTCAAGATCATCAGGACAAGTAACAACTAAATCTACAGATTCACCTACTGATTTGCCACGTATATTTAAGAAAATATATTCAATATCAAATGTAGGTAGATCTTCAACTTTAACACCCCGTGTTTGAATACAAGACTTTAAAGTTGTTTTAATTGCATCTGCAATTTGTTTTTCATTCTCACTCTCTAATGCAAGAATTAAAATTTTCTCCTCTCTTACAAGAAAAGGTCTATACTTTATTTTCTTCTTAGAAGATGGTATAGTCAGTTCATAAGTCGGAGTCGATATCTGTGGTAAAGGCATGATAATTTATTCAGTATTGTATATAGCAGGGTTTTAGTAACCGTAGTAACTACTAGACCCACCACCATAGTAACTTGAACCAGACGAAGAAGAACTTGAACTTGAAGAACTTGAGGAACTGGTACTTGAACTTGTTGATCCAGAGGAATCAGTGGTTGTCGTGGTTGTTGTTGTTTCAGTCGTTGTTGTTCCACCTCCAGTTGTTTCAGTGGTTTCAGTTGTTTGGGACGTTCCAGATCCAGCTGTAGTTTCCGTTTCTGTCTGTGGGTTTGTCTCTGTTACTGTTGGGCCAGTTGTGGAACCATCTGGTAGACTCTCTCCTATTGTATCATATATTATAGCGTGTGGTTCAGACCTATGCACCGCACCAACCATTTTTACACCCATATGTTCATGGTATGGCCCATAATATGGTTTACCACTTACGTATCCAACTGGAGCTGTTGGTGTGACACTACTTGAACTAGTTTTTATCTCATCTACAAATCTTCTAGATTTAATTGGATTAACCTGACCTAACTGTCTATTTAAAAGTGACTCTCTAACTGATTGCTGTGCATTACCGTGTTTCTCAATCGTGTGTCTCAAGTAAGTAAATACAGCAGTGACTTGTAAAAATGTGCTACCATCGTAAGACATTGGAACAGCATTGATATTAACAGGAAATGTATCAATAAAATGATATGTCAATAGTGGCATATTCTTAAATGTGTTATTTCTTTCATTTGGATTCTGTAAAAAATCTCTCTCAAACTTAGTAATGGATATCTTTCTTCGATAATCATCTGGATATCTAAATCTTGAATATGTATTTCTCTCTTGATACGCATTTAATTGACTTCCTTCAGCTCCATTGTATCTACCATTATCCTCATTATAGACTGGATTGATAAAATTCATCCACTCCTCAAGCATACGTAATGCGTTGTAATCATTATCAATATAAAAAGTTAAATCAAATTCATTATATATTCTTCTTGATGCAAATCTTTCTGTCATTCCTTGACGACTTCCCATCTCTTCTGAGATGTTGAAGTTAGAACCAGGTAATGATGCTGATGAACAAAGAAAATCATAAGTTTGTCTTGAACTTCCCTGTTCAAATAATTTACAATTAGTCATGTGCTCAAGTAATCCAAAATTATCTCCGACCTGACTTCTACGCACAAGATCTAACGATACCTTAAATTGACTTGATATCGCAAGTTTTGAAAATAATGGACTCGCATTTGGTATGCTGAGATATAAATCTTCTGATCTTATTGCCATCTAAATAGTTTTTAAATTGATCCTGTTAATATATGTATGTCATATAAAGGAAAATATTACCCAAGATACCCGAAAAAGTATAAAGGGGATCCCCGAAATATTATTTATAGGTCTTTGTGGGAAAGAAAATTTATGAACTACTGTGATTTAAATGAAACAGTAAGTGAATGGCAGTCAGAAGAGTTCTGGATTCCTTATCGTTCCCCAATAGATAATCGTGTTCATCGTTACTTTCCAGATTTCTTTTTGAAGTATATTGATAAGAAAGGAAACAAAAGAACTATGATTGTAGAAGTGAAACCAAAAAAAGAAACCAGAATGCCAGAGGTAAATCCAAAGAAAAGGACAAAGGCATGGGCTCACTCAGTTCAAACATACGCAGTGAATCAGGCAAAGTGGAAAGCAGCAAGAGAGTTCTGTGCGGATCGCAACTTTGAATTTAAAATAATGACTGAAGATAATCTAGGTATCAAATGACTATCGGAGAAGATATAAGAGAAAGAGCAGAGGGTGAACCAAATACCACTCCAGATTGGTATGCAAATGAGTTGTATGGAGAATTATCACAATTTGCCGAGACTCGCTTTCCAGAGATTGGAGAACTTTGTTTCTTTACATACACTGCATCATTTCCAGAGAAGTATCCTTTCTATGATCGTAGACCACTTGTCTATGTGATGGATTTTCAGGGAGATAAAATGCTTGGTGGTAATCTACACTATCTAAATCCAAGTTATCGTGGTGGTGTCGCACAAGGCTTGGTAAATAAAGTAGGTGTAACCTTACCAAAAAAGACTTTACATCGTTATTTTATTGCTAATATGGGAGATACTTTTATCATTCCACCCGACCCTGAACAGTATAAAAGCATCGCACAATTAGTAACTGAAAACTTTTCTGATAAATATGGTCAGAAGATGTCACCAGAAACAGCTTGGGATAGTATTTAAATGACAGTAGAACCTTATACAGTAGGTGGAGTAACTTATGACGGAGTAACTGGTCGTCCAATTGCTTTTGATGAAAATTATGATGGGCCAAAAAATGCATTGGTCGGATCAATAACAGCAAGTAATGGAGAAACCTATGGAGTTTATGCTGATTATTTACAAAATAATAATGAGGTTCAAAATTCCTCTGGAGATGTTCTTGCCACTGGTATAAATGTCAATAGTCCTGGAACGATTCTTAATGAAGAAGCATTTTCGACAGATGATGTAACTAGTGTTCAGGAAGTAATGTCAAATGTAGAGACAACTGGTAATATTAAACCGATGTCAGAAATAGAGAAAGAAAACGAAGTTAGTGATGCACCTGAAGAAGATAATTCTCTACCTGCATCATTAACTGAACTTCGTGATGAATTTGAAATAGGAAAAGTTGATCACATAATACAAAAATTAGCATTGAGAAATTTAATATATCCCATAGATGCTGACTATAAAACACAAGACTATATGCAAATTAATCAATTTACATATAAACCAATTAATAAAGGTATATTTTTTCCAAAAGAGGGTGAAGAA